ATAATAATTTAGCACTAAGTGCATTAATTATTTCTTCAATCGTGCATTTGCTCCAATCAAGACCGTCTTTTTCGAGAGCCGCCTTGATTATTTCTAAGTTTTCTTTAGTGCTCATTTGATCCTTTCGTGAGTGGATAAGCTTGCGCTGCATTTGAGACCGCTCTGAGCGTTGCTTGCTCAACGTCTTGCACCTTCTGGTTTAGTAGTGAAAGTGTTGTAATTGTGTTATGCTTGCCCTTGGCTCGCTCGCTGCACCATTTAGCTAGGTAGTTTAAGCGCGTGTGCAATATGGTTTTTGCGCTTTCTTCGATGTATTCCTTTTCAGTCATTGGTTTTAAATGTTAATGTTAGTCCAAATAATGGAATCAAGTTCGCAGATTAAGTCCATCTTAATGCCAGGCCGCAATTTGTCTCTGATTGTCCCTAGTTCCTCACTCAAGTAGCCTTGCAACTCATGCAACGCTTTAACGTGCTCAAGTTGCTTTGTCCGACTAGACTTGCCTTGCCCTTGCAGCTTGTCTAGAAACTCACTAGCGAGCAATAAGGCCCCGCTATGATCGTTTTGATCCGTAAGGCTGTTAATCTTTCCTATGTAGTCGATTTGTTCTTCTGTGTTCATGTTTATTACTTTTGTTTAATTAGCCCTTAAAAGGCTTTTGTTTGTTAACGTGATAGTTTACATCAAGAGCGAAGCTCTGACACCCTTAAAGCCCTGCAACGCTTTAAAGGAGCATTGCAGGGCCGTTAAAGGGCTTTCTTGCTCTAACTCTTTGATTCATCCAATCTTATACCTGAATATCTTCTAGGTGCTCGTACATATCTTTAGTAATTTTTGTTTGATTTATAATATGAGGCACGCCCCAGTACTTTCCCTCCTCTTTCGCCCCTTCTCCGTAGTAGTCAGCTATAAAATACTCTGGAGGGTTATCGGTTGCCCTTGATTCATAAATCAACCGATTGTCCATTTTAGATTTATAGGCTAACGTAATTAGCCAGTAAGTTTCATTTTCCATATAACTATATTTTAGCGATTAATAAGGTGCTCCACAGGAGTAGTCATTCATTTCGTCGTGATCGTAAAAGCAGCCGCTTGAATGTTGAGCTTTATAGTTCGCCCACGCTCTTTCTTTGTCAGCTTTAGTTGGTATAGGAGTGACTTGCTCCCTAGTAAATCGAAAGCCGCCTTGAATGAAAACTCCTTTGCTTCCTTTCTTTGTTCGGTAGCCAAGCTCTTTCCATTCTTTAAACGTGTTGAGTTCGTGCCAATGCCATTTCTTTTGCAATGGCGTCCTGGCATCTAGCTTTGCCCTAGTTTCTTTATCGTATCTCATATTAATATTTTGTTATAGCATCGTATAGTTTCTTTGACTGGCTAGCTGTTAAGGCCCAGTCAAATTGTCTTTGAAAGCGGTGTAATTCCTTCTCTATATACTCACCGCCCCACGTATATAGTTCACCATCAACAAAACATTGATATTTTAGGTTAATGCCAATTGCGTCGCTTTCCCATTTCCATTCGTAGGTTTTATCCTTTCGCTTTGTTTTCATAGTTTCCTCCTTTGTGTTTAATTAGCCTTTAAAGGGCTTTTGTTTTGTTAGTGATACGTTTACACCAAGAGCTAAGCTCTGACACCCTTAAAGCCCTGCAACGCTTTTAAGGAGCATTGCAAGGCTGTTAAAGGGGCTTCTGGTCAGCTTTACTTACTTATACCGCTTGAAATACTCTTCATACCCAGCACGAGCCGCGCCTAACGCGGCCACACGGAGGATGACATCTGACTCCTTCTCTCCTTTATGCCTAAGCTTACATAGGTCCTTATATACCTTCATTGGATCAATACCACTGTCTAGGATGTCCTTGAGTTTGCTCCTTTGCTTGCGGCATAGTGCTTCGTACTCCTTCATCTCTTTCTCGCGCTTTGACCAATTCACTTTAGATTTAAGGCTGTTTACTGATTTGGTGTATTGTGTTTTCATAATGTAATCCCTCTCATTTTACATATAGCTTGCAAGGCTTTGGACTTCTGGGCCTTCTTTAACTTCTGTGCTTTCTTCTTTGGCGCTCGCTTGCGGTTTAAATGATTTGTGTACGTTTTGACGTCTGGGTCTTCGCTAGGCAACATACCAGCGCTTTCAATGTCCTCTATTATGTCGTTTATGTGTTTCATTTATTTGATCCAATTAATGATTAATGCGATGGCAATGATCAATCCAGCCCCAACAGCGGAACCAATGACGAGGCATGCCGATTCGATTAGTTCTTCTTCTTCGTGTTTTGTGTATTTTTTCATTTTGCTTTCATAATTATGAATTAATTAATTTAAATGCATCTTCACTATCTAGGGCAACAAATCTGCCTCTCTTCGTGTACGGCTCACCGCTAGGTTTCTTAACGATCTTACAAAGTCCAAAGGACTCAGTGTTTTCATTAAATTTAATTTCAAATATTGTCCTGTAAGCAAAAAGCATGACTTTCCCTGCGTTATGCAATTCTTTCAATTCTGATTGTGTTAAATCTCCGTTTTCCATAGTGTTTAATTTGCCCTTAAAGGCTTTTGTATTGTTTATGTGATAGTTTATACCAGCTGTCACCCAGAAACCCGCTAGCAACCCTTTAAAGGTCACTAGCGGGCGAATGTGAGTTGTTGGTTTATGCGTTTTCCAATGTCTCAATCATTTCCTCTACCATAACGCCCCATTTTTCGCGATTGGCACGCACTTCCATAGCCTCCTCTAAGTCATCCTTGAGCGTCTCAAGCTCTTTACTCAAGCTTTCCATTTCTCGATTGTATGTGATCCAATAAGCCAGCAGAGTAAACCGATCAGACATTGCCTTAGCTTCGCCGAACCCGCCGCAGTCTTCGACCATTTGCTCGGCCCCGTCTCTTTCAATAGTGCTTGCGGCATGATAAAGCTGTTCAGCTTTCGCATAGTAAATGACATCCTCACTGCTGTCTGCGCTTTCGTGGCAATAGTCGGAAATATTGTCATGTCCTGATTGCAAGAAGTCGGAAACCTCTTCGCCGATGTTAATATTTAGGTCTTTGAGTAGTTCTAGTGTTTTCATAATAGTTTTATCCTTTGAGTTTTGTTTTAGTTTAAGCTGCGCTTCTGTTTAGTTAGAGGACAAGAAAGCATTTATTGCACTCCTAACTTCAATAATAGCTTGGTCGTCACTTTCAGCGGTAATATCAAATTTAAAAGGCAAGCCAACCGCTTCCCATGCCCAACTGTCTGAGTTAAAATTAATATCAAATGCTAGTCCTCTATATACGTTCATGATGTTTCTTTCTGTTTAGTTTAGTTAAAAGCAACGCGTTCCGTGCGTTGCTACATCGCCATAAGATCAGATCAATAAATTTGAGTCAAGCTTTCTTTAAAAGAATCTTCATTTATTTTTACCTTCCCCAAACTTTCCTCCAATTTTAACGCTTTTCCTTTTCTTCCTAACATCGGAAGGCCGTGCAATTCAGCCCACAGGATATGCACTCAGAATATGCACTCAGAATATATCCACCCGCCGCAATTTAAATTAAGTATCCGCGCGCTGCATTTTACTTTGACTGTTCAAACTGTAGACTTTGGCCAATCAAGCAACGGGGGGAGGGGAGTCAAAGTGGCTTGTCGGCTTAATTATTGTATATATCAAAACGCCCTCTAAAAAATTTAATTGTTAATGGGTTTTCTGCTATGGGTGTGGCTATTTGGTGTAACTCTAAGGGGGCCATGATACGTGGTCAGTCATCGGGTAAAAATACCTCTCTCTTATGGGTGCGCTTTTCGACATTAGGGTGGTAGCCTAATGTCGATTATTGAACTTAGGGTTTGACGTATTGAATAGTGGATGGTGTAGTGAATGAATGAAAAAAAGCTTATTAGATGGTGGTGTTGAATGGAAGTATAATTCAACTTGCGGTGATGGTGTTGCTCGTGTGTGGAGTGATATGAAGTTAAGTTTACGGGCTAAGGGCGTGTTTGCTTACATGGAGAGCAAGCCTAAGAATTGGAAGTTCAGTAGTGATAGGATAGCTGGGGATTCAAAGGATGGAAGGCGTGTGGTTTTGAATGCTTTGAATGAGTTGATTGATAATGGCTATGTGAGCAGGAGGAAGTCTGGGGATGGTAGAATGTTCTATGCGCTTAGTAGTGATCCGTATGTTGGTATAGAGCCTGAGATAGTGCGTAGTCCTTTTGAGGGAGCTAAGGTAAACATAGAGCATGAGAGTATGTATGATGGTGCGAATGATTACAAAAATGCTGATGGTAGTGTTGGTACGATTGGTGAGCTTAGTCCTATGCCTTCCTTTGATGAAGAAGACTTCATTTGCATTAATGATTGTGTCATTGAATTGAGGAGTAATGGGATGAGAGATAAGAAGGCTCGGATAATAGCTAATGAGTTCTGGAAGGCTTGCGACGAAGGAGGATTGGAACAGAACCAGAAGCGTTGGGAGAAGTGGAAGAAAGTGTATATGCCCATCCTAGACTTTAAAGTAGTTGACATGGATGCATGAGTTAGTTTAGGAATTAAAGAACAAACAAATATGGAAGAAGAAACATCTTTAAATTTAGTCAGTTCAATGCGTAGTGTGTTAGCTAGTATATTGGCTGACGAGCAGAACAACGCTGAGCATTTGGGTGCTTTGGTTCATAAGAAGCCGGAAAAGTGGATGTATGCTGCCAGTGAGTTAATGCAGGGTGCTAGCATACGTAGCTTAAAGATTAAGACAGGGATGAATCACAAGCAGATAAAGGCCATACAATCTGCTGTATTGTTTCATGATGAAGCAAAGGAGTTAAAGAAGCACATGGCTATGAATGCAGCTAGCGACATAGCGGATGCAGCTGAATTGAAGGGAAGGATACTGGACAACATTCTTAGCGATCCAGATAGAGTAAATGAGTTAGGTACGAGCGAGTATAAAGATTTGTCTGTTAGTCAGAAGCTTGATTCAGAGCGATTGGCTAGATTGATGGGTGAGAATGTACAGCGTATTGAAGTGAAGCATGTGGCAACTCCAGAAGAGGCCAGAGCCTTAATAGACAGCCTTCCTGAAGTGATGGAAGCTAAAATAATAGAACTAGAGGAAACATTATGAGTGAATGGCAACCAGCAGAAACGGCCCCGAAGGATCAACTGATATTAGGTAAGTTCTATATGCAGCCTGAGCCTTTGCTTATTTATTGGAATGAGCACGATGAGAAATGGTGTTATCCTAATCTACATGCAGCGCCAGTATCTAGGGACGATGGTGTGTTTCGTGATGTTTGGTTCGAGAGCGAGCTAGAGCATGATAAGTATTTGATTGGTTGGATGCACTTACCAGAAGTTGATTAATGCCAGCTTGGTCTAAACATCCCATGCTCCCCATACCATCTAGGGGACAACTAGAAGCTCTCCTAGAAAAGGAGGGTGCTCAAGCTGTGAGCAATGTATGGAAGAAGCGCGAGGAAGCTATAAAGCTTTCAAATGAAGATCCATTGAATTATGGATTTGAATTAGAGAGTTGGAAGAATGCTAGAGAAAGCTTGGAAGTTGTTGATAGTCTGATAGTTAGCGGTGGAAACAGGTCTGGAAAAACTGAGGGAGCAGCTAAGTTTGTAGTGGAGGCAGCGATGAATAACCCTGGAGCAGAAATAGTTTGCTTTGCTCAAGATGCCACAGCTTCAGTTCGCACACAGCAGCGAGCCATTTATCGCTATTTGCCACCAGAGTTTAAACAGAAGACAAAGAGCTCAGTGGCATATTTGAATTACTCACAGCAAAACGGATTCACTGGAGATCAGTTTATTTTACCTAATGGATCGGCCATTTACTTTCACATGTATTCCCAGTTCCAAGCAAATCGTGGAAAGTTTGAGGGGTTGGAGTTGGGTAGCTTAAATCCAAAAGTTACTAACATTGGCTTATGGTTAGATGAGTATTTGGATGATGGTGATTTGGTTAAAACAATGGTGTTTCGATTAGTTACTCGTGATGCTAAGATGATTATCTCTGCTACTCCAGTGAAGGGCTACACTCCATTCATTGGCTCTTATTTGAAGAATGCAGAGACAGTAAAGACTAGACCCGCTCCGCTTTTAAATGGAGAAGAAGTTCCATTGATTCAGCGCAACCATGAGCAGAACCTAGACATTGTTTACTTCCATTCAGACCAAAATCCCTTTGGTGGTTATGATCGTATTGCTAAAGAGTTGAAAGGAAAGCCGAGAGACTTCATCCTTACGCGAGCCTACGGAATCCCTGTGAAGTCAATGACTACGCTATTTCCTTTGTTCAATACGGCAGTTCATGTGACTAAGGAGAGAGTGAACGTAAGCAATCAAAAGCAATGGACATGTTATCAAGTAGTTGACCCTGCTGGTCGCAGGAACTACGTCTCTATATGGGCTGCTGTAAATGAGAAGGGGCATGTTCATGTGTTTAGAGAGTGGCCTGATATGGGCACGTATGGGCCTTGGGCTGAGTCTGGCGACCCAAAGTGGAAGCATGGGCCAGCTTCAGATAAAATAGGGCATACAGTACAAGGGTACGTAAATTTATTTAGAGAGATTGAAGAAGAGCACAATGTTGATCCCTATGAGCGCATAGGAGACTCCCGTTATTTTGCTAGAGAGAATGCTGACAATTCAGATTTATTTGAAGAGTTTGCAAACAAGGGAATGTACTTCGTTCCTTCGGATGGTAGAGAAATTGAGATTGGTGTAAATGCACTAGACGAATGGTTTTGGTATAATGCAAATAATCCAGTGGATGCTTCCAATCGACCAATTATTACCATTGATGAAAGCTGCGGGAACTTAATACACGCTCTCATCAACTGGGGTCATGAAGGAAAAAAAGATGAAGCACTTAAAGACTTTGTAGACGCTCTCAGATATTTACGCCTCCACAATGGCGGCGATGGCCCAGATCACGTCAACTCAAGGTCAATGGAAACAACAAGAATAGGAAAAGGAGGATATTAACATGCCGAAAAAAAAATTAACAGAATTAGCAGAGGAACTAGGAATCACTTACGAAGAGGCTTCAGATCGCGTGTTTAAGTTCTTGGATGAAGATATGGTTTCTGGAACTGGAAAAGCTAGATGGATCTCAGAAGATGGACAGGTGTTGCTAGATGATAACACACCTATGCCCATTATGTATCGTGGATTAGTTTTATCTGCGCTTCCAAATCCATCTTTCGTTTCTGTAAAGATACGAGAGCTAGGGAAGAAGGTTCCAGTTCGCATTACTCGTAAGCTGGTGGGTGATGCTATGATTGGAAAGATGATCTACGTTCAAGCTACAACTAAGGACGACAAGCAGGAATTCAAGTGGATCAAGCCTCCAATAGTTTGATTGCAATGATATAATTTAAAAACATGGAAGATTTTCAAAAAGAACTAACTTACGTGAGCAAAGAACCAAGCGTAAGCTTATTGCGTTCTTCTTACTCTAAAACCATCACAGAGTTGGAATCGTATTTCCATCTATGCCGCACTAGCTACGATGATCGACGCAATTGGTGGCCAGGAAAGAGCCAAGACATGCGTAAACATGGGGCTGATGCTTTTCCGTGGGAAGGTGCAGCAGACATGGAAAGCCATGTTATTGATGAGCGCATTGGTCGACTTACGTCTCTAATGACTGCTGCTCTTAGTCGTGCTAATGTTCGTGGCTTCCCTGTTAATTCAGACGATGTAGCACGTTCAAAGGTAGTTTCTTCTTTCTTGAAATGGATGGTTAGCAGTCGCTACATTCCTCGCTTCTACAAGGAGATGGAACTAGCTGCTAACTACATGTGTGAGCGTGGCATTCTCATTACCTACGTGGGCTGGAACAGAGAAGATCGCTCTTATTTGCAGAAGCTGAGTCTTGAACAAATCTCTGAAATAAACCCTGAAGTTGGAGAAATGGTTATATCGGGTGATTCCGATGATGAATTAGTGGAAATGCTTCAAGGCTTGTTTAATGGTGTTACTCCTAAGCGAGCAAAGAAGGCACTCAAGCAGTTGCGTAAGACTGGAGCAGCAGAGCTTCCTATTGTCCGTAGACAAGTAGACGCACCAATGGTAAAGACTCTAGCTCCAGACTCAGAGTTTTTCTTCCCGTATTACGTCTCCGATCCACAACGTGCTCCGTATTGCTTCTACAAGACCTACTACACAGCTCAAGAGCTTGAAGGAAAAGTGATCACTGATGGATGGGATTCTGGCTGGGTAGACCATGTAATTGAAACGCTTTCTGGTGTCGATGTATCTAGTCTTGATCGTGAGAATAGCGGTCAGCGTAGTCATCGAATGACAAATCATGTGTCTACTGCAGATGATTTAATTGAAGTGATTCATTGCTATCAACGACTCATTGATGAAGAGGATGGAAGTGAAGGCATTTACGAAACCATCTTCCACAAGTCCTTTGACGGAGAGAGCAGTGATGTTCAAGGATATGCTAAATTTGAGCTAATGAATGGCTACGAGGAATATCCCGTAGTTGTTACGAAGTTGTCTGAGGACAATATGCGTCTGTACGATACGCAGACCATTCCGAGTATGTTAAGGGGCATACAAAACCAAGTAAAACTGGAAAGGGATAGTCGTATTGATCGT